GATAATGGAGAAACTGCACACTTTAGCAGTTATCAAGTGGCACTAACGCCACAAACTGGCCTTGTGGCAAAGGCTGAACTTGCGCTGGTGTCGGACTCAACCTGCCCATTGTTTGGCGGCACCATTGCTGCTGATGTGGTGCTGACTGACCTTGATGCCGCCAAAGCCAAAAAGCAGTTGGAAATCTCAGCGGCTAAGAACATAGAGATGTACGCCGACAAGACCACGAGCCTTGGGGTGTTTGGTTCAACGGAGTCGGACAAAAACAAACTGAGCATCTGCATCCAAGTGACCCAGTTGGCAGCAGCAGCAGGGCAACCAGCAGAGTGTGGATACAAGACAGCAGACGGCGTCTATTCAATCTACACGCTGGCGCAGTTGGAAAAGATCGCGCTGGAGATTGCTGCCCAAGTGATTCCGCTCTATCAAAAGGAAGCGGGGCTGGTGGCACAGATTGGCGCTGCCACGACGGCTGAAGAACTTGACCTTATCAATTGGTGATATATGCCTAAGAAGAAGACCCCATCCTTAGCCATTGGTAGAGGCGAAAAACTTCCCGTATCTAAGGGTGCGGGCTTGACCGCCAAGGGCAGAGAGAAATACAACAATGCGACCGGCTCCAACCTTAAGGCACCGCAGCCACAAGGCGGGGCGCGGAAAGATTCGTTCTGCGCGAGGATGAGCGGAATGCCTGGTCCTATGAAAGACAAGGACGGCAAGCCTACTCGCAAGGCAGCTGCGCTGTCGCGGTGGAAGTGTAAGTAATCATGCTTGGATTTGGCCCAATCTCTAGCCTTCCAATCTCGGGTCTTCCGAGTGTTGCGGCAGTTGCGCCAGCTCAACCTTCTTCCAACATTACTGGTTCGTATGCAGACAAATCATCGTTTGACTTTGACGCTCTTGCTTACGTCAAGTTTGGTGACGTTGATGGTTTGCAAACGTTTTTGTACGAAAATGCTAGGCAGCATCAGGTGTTTTATGAGATGTTGGCAGGCAAGGGCATAGCCACGCCTTTGTACCCAATAGCTGATGCAGACCCCAGCAACCTTGATGATTGGCTGTTTGTTCACAACGAGATCCATCAACGGTTGGCATCTCAACTAGGTTTAGACAATCCGTTCAACTTGTTGGATAGCGATTGGCGGGTAGAAGATGATTTTTATAATTGGCTCAGTTCGCACGAGTCTATTCACCGCCAGATTGAAAACGCTCTTGTAACGCAATGAGGATCTTATGGCTCTTGACATGAGAAACATGGAGGCGGCACTAGCCCTATTTCCGCCACAGTTGCGCCAACAATTGCAGCAACAAATTGCTTCCAAGCAAGTCTACGATCAAGGAATTGCCAAACTGTCGCAACAACTGGGAGCGCAAGCCCAGCAGTACGGTTTTAGTTGGAAAGGCAATATGGATGCGGCTTTCCATCAAGGCAAGATGGCAAAGATCTTGTACGACAAAGGCGTTCGTGATTTGAACGATCTTGGTTACACGCCTGATGGCAAGAACATGATCAACAAAACCACGGGACAGATTGTTCCTTGGTACAAAGACAACAAGGTTGACGCTAAAGGCAAGGCTCAGATTGGTTGGGAAGCTGCTGGTGAAGGCAGAACCGACTACTACGCTCATCGCGGCCCTAACGGTGTGCCCGTGTTTGCTCCTGAGTGGAAGAGCAACGCTCCTGGAGGATTTGGCGGGTTTTTGCTCAAGGCGGCTCCGATTGCAGCCTATTTTATTCCTGGTGTTGGGCCAATCGGGCAAGCGGCAATTGCCAGCGCGTTGACTGCTGCTCAAGGTGGAAAAATTGGCGACATCTTAAAAAGCGGCGGGGCTGCGTATTTGGGTGGTCAAGCAGGACAGTTGGCAAAAGGGGCAGTTGGCGGTGCATTAGGTCAAGCTGGTGGATCTGCTGTAGGTGGTGCAGCGTCAGGGGCTACAAACGCAGCCATACGGGGACAAAACATCTTTCAAGGCGCAGTTAGGGGCGGTGCTGCTGCTGGCTTGGGAGATTTGGGGTATCAGGGTTACAAAGACCTGACATCAACGCCAGGATTGACTACCAGCGGTGCTGGCGGTGGTCTTAAAGTCACTCCTAGTGGAAATGCTTACACGCCAGGTCAAGCAGACTACAGCCTCGCATCAAACATGAATCAAGGCGAGGGTTTGAGATTTGGTGGCTCACCATCGGGTCAAGGACTCAATTTTGATGCTGGTGCATTTCAGACAGGATTGATGTTTGATCAACCCTCTGCTTCTCAGCCTAGATACGGAACGTCACAAGGTTTGGGGAGGACTGCTGACAGTTTGGCTCGAGGCGTTATTGGTGCAGGGTTGAACTACGCGCTTGCTCCAGACAGAACCACATCTGGGCCAGCAAGAACCGCTCAACAGCAAGGCAATTCAACAAGGTATTTGGGGCCAACCGAGCCATCCGTTCAGTACGGAAGAGCGGCGGTAAGTCCTGTTACTACTGTTGCTACTCAGGGATTGGGTGGTTACAACCCAGGCGACGTATCTACGGAAGCAACAGGCAATCCTCGAAAAAATGTATGGAACGAGGCATCTTTACGTCTTAAAGACGCATTAGGAGTTTGACATGGCTGATCTTCAACAACTGCTTGGGATGAACACCAACGTCCGGCAAATTGCGTCATTGCTAAAAGCAAAAGCTCCTGCGGGAGAGCATCTGGCTTACATCAATGATGAAGAAGCGCAAATGTTGCGAGATCATGGTGGCAGCGGACATTTACACGCAGACACAGGCATCCCGTCTTACGCTTACGGAAATGATTACTCCTATGCCAGTCCTGATGAGTTGCAGAACTTTGGTGGATTTGGTCTTGGGCATGAAGATGCTTCACCTCAAACAGAACAGTATTCTGACTACTCGGCTGGGTCGGGAGGTCAACCAAATGCTTATGGTTTGACGTCATCGTATAACAGCCCCACCACTACCGATTACTCAATTGCAAATGCTCCATCAGGAGAGCAAGATGCAACGGGACAAGGATTTCGGTTTGGCAATGCGCCTCAAGGGCAAGGCATGACCATGGGCGGTGCGCCACAGGGTCAAGGTATTAACTTTGGACAGGTCGCGCCAACACCGACTGTTCAAGACCCTAATTTTCTACAGCAGATATTAAATGCTGGCTCACAAGGAATTGACAGGCTTGTGGGAGGAATTCCTAACGCTGTAGGAAACTTGCCAGAAGCGCTGGTAAGAAGCCTTCCTCAGTTGTTGCAAGCCCGTCAGCAAGGCAAGGCTGTGCAGCGTGCGGCTCAGGAAACTCAGCAGAATGTAGTGCAACCTATTCGGCAAATAGGGCAACCGTACATTCAGCGCGGAGAGGCAGGACTTGCTCGATCTACGCAGGGAGATCTCACTCCAGGCCAACTCCAGCAGATGAATGCGGCAAAAGCAAGAGTGGCGCAAGGGTCAGACAGACTGGGCGGCGTAGGCGCACAGCAAGCTCAAAACAGGCTCGTAGAAATGCAAACAAACATGGTTCAGCAGAACTATCAAAATTCATTGCAAGAGATGGCTATGGGTGACAAGTACTTGATGGCGGCAATCCAAGCGGGTGTGTTGAGCAACAAGGATGTGGCGGCACAGACTCAGAAGTTGATGTCTAATCTGTTCTACAACATGCTCCCAGGCACACAACCTGTACAGGGGTAAATATGGCTACTGCCGCACTCATTTCCGCGCTGAACGTCAATCCTGTGGATAAAGCCGTCAGGGCAGCTGCTGCTGCGCCTTCTGCTGATTCTCCACAACCCAAACAAAATTTAGGCACAAAGCTGGAACAAGAGCGTGACTCTGCCAGAGAAAACGTTGCCAAGTTGGTTGGCGAAGACGCTCAGTACAAAAACGATCAGGAGATGTTCAAAGTTCAGCAGCAGGGTGAAGATGCTGCAAAGAAAGCTGAACTTATTCGACAAGAGCGATCATCCATTACCGGATCTGATCCCTACAAACAATTGCAGGAAACAGAACTGTCTATTGCTAAGGAGCAGTTCCATCCTACAGAGCGCAGCATTGGTGAAAACCTAGCCCTTGCCGCTGCCACAACGATCATGGGACACATGATTGGTACGGGTGGAAAGGTTCCGGCAACCATCACGTTGGCTGGAATGAACGGCATGATGGAAGGCATTCGAGCGGGTGATCTCAACCGCTACAAAGAACAAAAGCAGAAGTTTGAAGACGGGCTGAACAATCTTGTTCGCAAGAGTCAGACTCTATCCAAGCAACTGGAGCGCATCACCAAACTTGCTGCCACAGACAAGGAAGAAGCGTATTACGAGGCGCAGGCATTGTTTGCCAAAGAGGGTGCTGACTTCATGGCTCAACACGCCAGACAGCGCGGCCTTGCATCTACGCTAGAACTGGCAAAAGCGTCTGCAAAAAAGGCAGAAGAAACACTTGCCAAGTACGATCTTGAAAAACAAAGACGAGAAGACAGGATAGAACAAGCAAGGCTAGTTGCTGGTTTGCGAGAGCCAAAAACAACTTTGAAAATTGTTGGCGTGACTCCAGAAGGATATGGCGTTTATGTAATGCCGGATGGAACAGAGCGTGTTGGAACAACAAAACTTGGCGCTAAAGGAAGGGCGGGGACTAGCGCAACAGGTGGCATTTCTTCAGTAATTCGAGAAGCAACCGGATTAGACTTGCCAACAAAAGATGCTGCGGTTGTTCAATCTAGCGTGCAAGGCATTAGAACGATTGAGGGACTTCAACGCGATCTGCAAGATCCAGAAGTTACTAAAGGATTGAAAGCAAAAGCGGCTTCATTCTTTGAAAAGTTGAGTTCGTTGCCTGAGTCAACGGACGCCACTTCCGCTACGAATCAAATTTTGACGGGAACAGACAAGACTACCTTGTTCTTGAAAAAAGCAATGCTGTCTGCCTATGCTATTGAGCGAGCTGCCACTGGTGGGCAACGGGTCACCGTTCAAATGATGAAACAAGTTGGCCCTGTTCTTGACCCAACAAACTACACCGGCCCAGCTTTCAATGCACTTTTAGATGATCGTCGTCAAGATTTGTATTCAACTTTGCACGATTACGGTTTGAAGCCGCAAGACATTAAAACATTGTCGGCTCAAGTGCCATATACCCCGTATCTCGAAGAGCAAAAGACACCAACAGAACGTGCTTCATCAGTCGTTAATCCATCTGTTTCTGAAAAACAAGATGCATTGCCAAACGAACTCGTACATGCCGACGCGAAAGGAAACAAAGCCGTAGTTCGTAATGGTCGTTGGGTTGAGGTGAAGTAATGGCTTTTGACCCATCTACCGCAAAACCGGTTTCTGGTGGATTTGATCCATCAACAGCAAAACCAATTTCTTCTGAACCATTCTCAGGGCAAGGCGCATATCGTGCCGCCGTGAAGTCTTTGGGTGAAGAGGCGGGTGGTCTTGCTGGTATTGCACCTGGCGCTGCTATGGGTGCAGAAATGGGCGCTCCGTTAGGGCTTCCAGGCGTGATTGGCGGTGGACTTGCTGGTGGTGCGTTGGGCTACATGGGAGGCAAAAACCTTCAAGAACAAGCTGGAAAACTTGTTCCCGCTGGAGTGAAAGAGTTCTTTGGGTTTAGCCCAGAACAACGCGCAGAAGAACGCAAACAGTACCCTATAGCTTCTTTGGTTGGTGGAACTGTTGTGCCTTTGGTTGCTGGTGGAGCGCCACTAGTCAAGCCAGCGTACAAAACTGCTGCCGAACTGTTGGGGAAAGCCAGAGGAGTAGGCATCAAAGATCTGGCATCAGCATTACGGGAAAAAACAACAAGAATGTTGACTCCCAAGATTGCTGAAGAACTAAGCAAGATTTCCGAAAGCGAACGAGTGCTAAGGGAAATGGAACGTTCTCCTGACGTTGCCGCTGGTCGAGTCCAACCTACAGATGCTTCAAAAGTACCCCAAATTGCAGAACGTACAGGTGTTCGTGAGCGATTGGGCGCTGCTATTCAAAAAGCAAAACAAGTTGCTGACCAAGCTCACGGCAAAATAACCTCGGCATTAAACGCATTTCATCCCAAATCTGGAGTGTTGCCAGAAGATGTTGGTGCAATCATTCAGCCAGTAGGTAGATCAAATATTCAATCTGCAGCAGCAACTCGGACTGAAGAAGCGATTACAAAAATTAAAGATCCAGCTTTTGCAGAAGCAAAGCCCAGAGAATCGGCTGGCGACTTTATTTCTACAAACCCACAAAGCAAACCAATCTTTGATGAGGCAATTAACACGCTTGAACGGCAAATTGAAGGAACAACGGAGCCATTCAAGAGCCAATTAAGGGCCAGGCTTCAATCGTTGAGGGGAGAAGAAGTTCCTCTTAATGCGGCAGAGATGAGGTCGGAAATTGCAAAAGCCTCTAGTCCGGCTCAATTATTGTTGTCTGGCGGAAGGCAAATAGCTCCTAAAACAACAAAAACCCAACCAATCACGTTAGAGCAAGCCGAATTTATGCGGCGAATGCTTACTGACAGAAAATTGGCTGAAGAGTCCGGGTTTGCGGCATTAGATGGTAGCCGTAGGCAAGCAGTTGCAAAAATGCTTTCTGAGGCAATGAAACAATACGAACCAAGGGTTGGGGAGTACCTTTCAAAATACAGACAGTTGTCCGCTCCTATTGAAAAAGCTACGGCTGGCCGTGGTGGGGCATTGACAGAAGCAGATCTACTTGCTGAACAAGAAGTGTTGTTTTCAGCCGATAAAGCTGCAACAGCAAAGTACTACCTTGATGGATCTCAAGAACGAGCGGAACGTTTGCTTGCGTTAACCGGCGGCAAAAAGCCAGAAGTTGTTGATGCGATAAAAGGATATTTTCGGACTCAAATGGAAAGCATGTCTTCCAAAGAGGTCTCAAAATTTATCAAAAACAATGAAGGATTTCTTAGAGTTTTTAGCGAACTCAAGGCTCCAATGGAGTCTGTTGCGAAAGTTAAAGAAACCGCAGAAGCATCGTTAAGCAAAGTTCCAGAAGTAGAAGATTTGGCAAAAAAAGCGTCTTCAAGACTTGAAAAAGTATTGGGAACGGTTGAGAGCCCAAAGGATTTTCTTCAGCGTGTAAAAAATGCCAAAGAAAAGCCAATCCCTCCACAAGCTAGGTTCCAAACTCAACAGGCACAATCTATCAAAGCCAAAGATGCAATGATGGAGCTTCAGTCCAATTTGGACAGGGCAAGCAAGCCACAAGAAGTTGAAGCAGCAGTCAAATCCACGGCGGAAAATTTGAAAAACTTGGGCGTTATTGATGAAGCCACAAGAAATTCAATGTTGGTTGAAGCTAAAAAGTTGAGTTCAAGTCTTGAAGACAAGGCAAAAGCTCAAAAGCTAATTTATCAAGCAATCAGCGCATCACTAGGATATGGGGTGCTTGGTTATGGTGCAAAACGTTACTTACTTAAAGAAGAGTAATCATGGCAACAAAAATGAGCAAGTCTCAAATCCAATGTTCTGCCCGTGAGGGTGGTGAGAACAAATTGCGCGGATCTCGAGACGCCCAACGTGCCCAACGCAAGATGGCTAAAGAAGATTCCCGTAAGAAGGCTCCCAGCAATCCTAAACGCGCGTATTCACGGTAATGAAAGACGGCCTGTACTCCAACATACACCGCAAGCGTCAGCGTATAGCTGCTGGAAGCGGTGAGCGTATGCGTAAGCCTGGCTCATCAGGTGCGCCTACAGCGTCTGCATTTCGCAAGTCTGCAAAGACAGCCAAGCGTAAGAATCGTCGATGACCACCAAAAAGCAAAAGGGCATCAATCCAGACCTTGAGAAGGCTATCAACAAGTTGATGGCGCAGATCATGGCTGACCCAGAGGCCACGATCACAGACAAAATGAAAGTGATCGACAGGGCGTTGAAGCTTGAAGCTTTGAAGATGAAAGATGACGATGCCGGATGGGGAACTGGTTTCTTTGGCGGCAAAGACGATGATGATGATGATGACAAGTGATATGATGAAAGCCCATTAATTGAGGCTATAAAGAGACTATGGATCCCTTGAAAATCATCCGACTCGCGTTTTCCGTCATCTCAGACCGTTTGATTTCGGTTATGTCTTTGTGCATGGCATGTGGACTTAGCTGCTGGTCTATGTGGGGGCCATCTTGGGAGAGGATCGCCACACTAGCAATCTTTGTTCTTTTCGCGTATCTTGTTGCAAGAGTTCCCAAGGAGAAAAAACATGACTCATCATCTGAAACCAACGTGTGAATACGTCAAGCCCGTAGCAGACTGCCACGGCAACGTAAGCAAAGCTACGCCTGTAGGCCGCAACCAGACGGTGTGGTCATTCAAGGCAAAGCCTAACAACGCTTATAGCCGCAAGGAGTCTCCGACCACTCCTGGCAAAGAGCAGAAGGTGTACTGATGGCTAATAACATTGCATTTCAGCCTATGGGCAAGACTGTGCTTGTTGCGCTGACTGCGAACGTTGCCAACGCAGTCACCATCACGGCAGATTCACCTTGCAGCCAGATCAGGCTGCATAATGGCACGGCGAATGATGCCTACGCATCGTTTTATCAGTCCAACTTGACTGCTGTACCAGCCGTGATTCCTGTTGCAGGAACCCCAAGCTACGGAATGGTAATTAGGGGAAATGCGACGACGGTCAGTTCAGTTCCGCAAGTTGCTACGTCAACTCCATCGTTGACCGTATCCTTGATTTCCGCATCTACTGGCAACGTGTATATCACCCCTGGTGAAGGCGGCATTTCTGCGTAAGTTGGTGGGAAAGTAGATTCTGCGCCCACCACGCAGTAAGGAGGATGAGAGCCGTGACTACTTACGGGGCAAGCTCTCATCGCCAGACGCACCTACATCTACTAGGCGCGGTGCGTGTTGGCTAAAAGTAACGCCCCGTTCGATCTGTTCTGTAGTCCAGAACCTATGCCCGTTAGCGCACTCTCTACGCCTTCTCTGGCCTCTTGTTTCCACTACTCGATGCCAAGCGCCGCACTCGGGGCATTTTAAGGCGTTGGAATTAGGTTGCCTTCGAAAAGATAGCTTCCCAGGTGTCCAAGTCTTGCCCACGGTGCTGCCCAAATTTGAATGCCGTTCTCGCGGCAGATTTTGCAAAAAGCGTAGTCTTCAGACAGCAGTCGCTCTGACTCTGGTTCAATAAAAACGGGAAAGTACTCGTAGATGCGATCTGGTATTGCGCCAGCTCTGGAGTCTATGACGTCATTGACGTAAGACTTCACCACAGGCTTGAGCTTCAAGAATACATCTTTCTTGACCAGCATGAAACCTGTACCACCGTTCCAAATCTCGAACGGTTCATTCACAGGCACAGTCTTGTTCATCTCATTATCCTTGAGGTTGACAACGAAGCTGCCTGTGTAGTGCTTGATCTGATCTACAGGCACGCCTTCTTTCAAGAACTTGTCTACAGAGTTCCAGTTGATCTCTTTTTTAGGATAGATGCCGCAGATGACGTCAACCTCTGCGGCGATCATCTGGAGAATGTCTTCCGGCCTGAACCAGATGTCTGCGTCAATCCACATCAAGTGAGTGCAGTCATCACGAGACATGAACTTGTTAGCCAGACCATTCCTAGCCCTTTGCACCAGGCTTTCGTTGAACATGGCGCAGTAAGACATCTCCACGCCCCTGTCCTTGCACAGAATAGCCAGTTGCAACAAGGCTTGTGTGTAGAACCCTGTGCATTGCCCACCGTACATTGGTGTGCATACAAGGATGTGCGGCCTCTTCTTTTCTTCTGCGGGTGCAGTTACTTTCTTTTTGCTCACGACAGATCCTCGATTCTCATAACGTAGCGTCCTTTCACGTTCTTGCGCCAACCGTGAACTTCAATCCTCACTCCTGCCTTGCGGACGATAGGCAGGGTATCTGACTCCATCATTTTCTTTATACGGGATGAGACGCCAGTAGCGGTGACCTGTACAGCCAGGATCTCGTTCTCGCGGATAGCAAGGATGTCGCACCATCCCCAGAGGTCTTTACGGGTCTTTGTGAAACTATTCCACTTTTCCACAACCTCGCACAAATAACCCTGCTCACGCAAGTAGACAAGACTTCTCTGTGTAGGTGTCATTTATGGTGTGGAGATAATTTACCTGAACTCACTCAATTCCATGCGCCTTCTCAATGGCACGGGCGAAGGCCAGCGAAAATTCATATGTAGGCGGAGATGTTGCCCATTTCATGCGCTCACAATCTAGTATTTTTGCGATCTGCGCATCCGTCAGCGGCTTGCGCTGGGGTGGGGATGGCTGATCAGGCTGCGCGAGGGCACAGTCAGGGTGATGGTTATGCCAAGTGCAGTGCAAGTCGCAAAATGACTCATTCGGCCCCGCGAGGGCTTTGAGTCGCTGAATCTCGGCCATATGCTCCCGCAGCGATTCCTCCAAAGCCTCGACGCGATCCCAGTCAGGGTTAAATGGCTCAGGCTGCGCGAGGGCATCGCGGAGGGCGGTGATGGCATAGGTAGGACCGCTAAACGGGCTTTCTTTGCGGCTCTTGTGAAATTCGGTCTCGTACTTCGAAGCCAACAGCAACAAACTCTCTGCTTTGCGTAGGTCATTCATTCTTTCACCCTGCTGTGTTTGCGGATGTGTTCCGCTAGTGCAACGTAATCGCTGCGGATGTTGGAAGGGATAGGTTTTGTCAGAACGTATCCCTGCCCCGTCTTTTCCAGTTCATCGTCAGCAAACTTGTCCATGCAATTACTGCGAAGTTGCAACAAGAACCTGGCGACCCCTGCGGAGTCCTTGTAGTTAAGCATCAGAACTCTTCTTTCAATTCTTTGTGACGTTGTTTGTGGCATGGCTGGCATAGCCACATTACATCTAAAGGCTTGTCATAGTCTTCATGGTGAGCCAAGCTTTTCTCATTTCCACATTTAACGCATGGCGATTTATATAGAATTCCAGCTTTTATGGCCCTTGAAACAGAACTATGAGCTACTGCTCTTCGTTTATCTGCGGCTCTCCATGCGCGAGTGACTTCAATATTCAAAGAAATTCGGTTGGTTAGTTTTCCTCGATCTCTGTCATAAGCCCTAATTTTTTCTAAATTTAATTTTCGATGTTTGGAAACATCATTTTTTGTACAAGTTTTGCACTTGTTTAGATGTCCATCCCCCATCATTGAGTGTTTGTAAAACTCATCTAATGGCAGGACGGACTTGCACTTAAAACACTCTTTAGAACGAACCATGCTGCACCCCTGTGCTGATGATGCAACCATTATAGGCCCGTTCTAGTTAAAAGGTACGTCATTGTCATCATCATGATTCTTGTAAGGATTGGTCTTCCTTGCTGGCGCGTTATATCCGCGCTGCACTTCCCGAGGCTGATCCATTTCTGCCCTCTTCTTCTTAGCCCAGTTGTCTTCCTTGATGCTGAGAAGAGGAACACCCAACTTCGTGTCCTTTTGCCATGCGGCGAATTTGAGAGTCTCGCCGGCCTTGTAGTCCATCTCGAGGAGGATCTGGCCTTTGAAGTCTGGCCCTTGCGGTGACTTGCGGGATTCTTTGTGTTCCCAGAAGGCAACGCCTGTTCCTGCGAGGGGTCGGTGCGGGTTGTTATCCATATCTTCTTTCTTGTTCCTGTTGAAATAAGTGGGGAGGCAGTCCTTGAGGGAAACCATGCCGCCTCAAAACGGTGCTGCTGCTTCGTCTGGGGCGGCTTCTGGCTTTACCTCTGCCGTACCCCCCAGTTCAACGATTGCAGCCCTCATGCGAGTTTTCTCGAGGCTTGTAAGTGAGTCCAGAAACTCTTTGTTTATGTCCCAAAGTCCCTGCACCTTCTCGCGCTTCTGAAGAGAATTCAGCTTCTGAGCCGCGCAGATCTTGCCAACCATGTTCAGGTAGGCTTCCATCCACTCTCCTTTGTTTGAGTAGGCCGCATACGCCTCTTCTGCGCCTGGCACAAACAGCGGCAGCGCACCTTCTTGATTGTTGGTGGACTCAATCACTACCTCGACTGGACCCATATCCTTCTGATGGGGTTTGTGGGAAGTGTCAAAGTCCTGCACCTCTTCCGGCGTGTAAGTGCCGACAACGCAGCCTGGGAACACTGTGCGGATTCCCTCTGAGATGCACCGTGCGCGTAGCATGGCGCGTGGAAAATTCTTCCAATTGTCCTTGCCAGCCAAACCAGCATTTTTAGCCATATCGATCGTCCAACTGATGCTGACCTCGCCGCCTTGTGGGTGAGAGAACTTCCCCGTCACCTCATCGTCGGTGTAGCTCACCCAGTTCACCCTACCTCCTGCGCTCTGAAATCGCGCAAGCATCGCATCTGCTTTCAACGCAGGACGACCTTGGATCACATGGTAATCACGCGCAGCAATCGCCGGATGAAGACCTTCAGCCTGTGCAATCAACATCAGGGCGACACCCTGCTCTGCGGTCTTGATGCCAAAAAGGCCACTCTTAGCAACAGCAACAGCCATGCGCTCAATGTCGCCGAAAGGAACAAGTTCATTAGCCATGCTTTCTCTCCCAAAGATACATTTCTGACCGTTCCGCACCAGCGTCAATAAGACGCTGCTCGGTATAAATGTTGGGGTGATACGTTACGTTGTCGCCTGATCCGGTCTTGTGTGACCAGCCAGGCCCGACAAACACGTCTTTGACGTAGTGCGGAAGATACGTCACCCCGCGCAGAAAAAAACACTTCTGAAAAGCGAACTTAAGTGGGTGCTGATCCATCTTCGTCCTCCTTATGGTTTTCAAGAACCGAAAGAGTAAACTCAATATTTTGACCGTACCCGCTCATCTCTACCTTTTCAAATATCAGATGATGATCTTCATCTGCCGCCAGACGCAGCAGATTCTTCACATCTTGTAATGAATAAACAATCTTCACTTTTGCTCCTTTTTTACTTCACCAAAAACCTGCGCGATCCTGGAACCTCGTAGACAAACTTCTTATAAGTGTCCGGCATCGTCTGCTCGAACAACTTAGAGTCAAACCGCATACTGGACTTTGCATTCTTCCAAGTCACGAGCGCAGAACCTCCAACATCAACAAGACTTTCTGCGTCACCCATTTCTGTCATCAAGGCAGTCTGGAGGATCTCTTCCTGACTTTCCAGCAGCTTGATCTGGTGCTTAATTGCTTTGAGATCTTGGCAATACCGTTCCGACTTGTTTGTAGCCACTTTGAGTCCCGTCTGAGCAGCCGGGAATATCAGCCTAGCCTCTTCAACAGATGAGGGGTCTGGTATGGTCTTATTCACAACCTTTGCCCAGTGAACCGCCATATCTTTTATGTGGCTTTCTTTCATCTGTTCGGTGACGTTCACCTTGATCATCACGAACTCCTGGCCTCCGAACAAGACGGCTAGATAAACGGTATCCGTTCCGAACACAGTAGCTTCGTGGACGCATTGGGCCAGATCAGCGGGGGGCATCATCCCCGTATCGGCGTCGAACTTGTGCCTGACGCTGGCGTTGTAATTTTTAGCCTCAACAAGCTCGTTCATCGGGGTCACCCCGTCGAAATGAGACTTCAGCCACAGTTCTTTCGGGTGCGACATGGCATGGTCAATCTTCTTAACTTCGCAACCCAGCTTCTTCGCAGCCAGTTCAAGAATCACGGGTTCCATAACGTGACCCATCTGCACGGCCTCGATGCCGCTCAAGTCTGGAATGGGCATCATTCCAAGCTTTGTCAGGATCGATTCTGATGCCTTGCCGTTGGCGGCTTTGCGACTGTCTGAACTCCACCAGGCGGAGTTACGGACTTCTGGGCTGAAATCAGACATAGAAATCCTCCTCAATGACTGGTGAAGAACCTGGGTCGTAGTCGAATAACGATCCAGATGGGCCGCATGGCTGCGTTTGCATTCGGGTGATCTTTGCGTAAGGCATGGAGTGTTGCCCTCTCACAAGATCAATCACACGAACGTCAGGGTTGCCACACCTGTCGTACTCGGGGTTAGCGGCATCATGCTTGTGATGCCGACAGTCGATGCACAGTCTCATTTTTTACTCCGGTTGGTTGCAGGAGCCATCACTATACATAGTGATTAGATGATGAGTCAAGTAGTCTGGTGATCTTTTTTTCGCGTCAATGTCTCCGGACTCGATCAACGCGAAGGTGATGGAACGAATGGAGACATCCTGACCCTCACGGGCGGCATTGAGGATGCGTCGGGCTTGCGCGTAGGTCATCAATTAACAATCTCCATGCTGTTGCGGCACAGAGGGGGACTTGTCCGTTGCCAATACACTTAAGTCGGTGTGACCGATGGGCCACCCCATGAGCCACTCGAGGCGTGGCATCCTCCCAGCGACCGTCCTGCCAATACGCTTGCCCGTGGTGTGCCAGAAGTCGTGACAGTGTTTGCATAGCGTCTGGATGTTCTCCGGCTCGTTGTGCGTCTTGTCCTGGTCGATGTGGTGCGCCTGTAGTGCCCTCGCGTAGCCACACGCCTCGCATTTCTTCGCCAAGTGCTTTCGCGCACGCCATGAATACCCGTGCTTCGTCAGGTCGGTTCGCGTGTTCGCACAACTCAGCGAGCAGAAGCGCCGCTTCATGAACACCGACAGGTCTTCCAATCTCCCGTTGAATCTCTTGCGCAGCATCTCCGTTCCGCAAGATTCGCAGAACTTCGCTTCTTCCGGTTTCCGTTCCATTGTGCATGCCCATAAGCCAAAAGCACATTTTAACATGGCTTATGGGTTGCATTGATGTCCAATCGTCAGGCCAGCCCATCAACTTTTCTACCCAGTTGGGGTTCAACTGCCCACCAACTGCTGCGTTTAGCGGCAGTGAATTCCTGTTCATCTGCGATGCTGAGCCGTTGTTCTTGGCGTCCTGAGCCGTTGGCGTCGGCCACATCACCAGATCGTTCAAATTTGGCGACCATCCCTGCTGGCGTTTGCGTATCGCTCTGAGGCTGTCCGGTTTGTCCCCGTTGCGATAATCCCTCGCCTGCGGTGTCGGCCAAAGTTGCTTCCTCGCCATCAATGCCAGCGTCGGGCGCGGCGTCCCGCCGATTGACGTATTGAATCTTCCCGAGCCTGCATCCATTGCTACGGGAGTGGGCAAGAATCCAAATTCTGTCTCTCTGGTGCGGCGCCCCAACATCGGCAGCTCCCAGCACTGTCCAGCGACAGTCATACCCGAGCGCGGCCAAGTCACCGAGGACAACTCCGAGTCCTCGAGTAATGATTGCTGGGCTGTTTTCCACGAACACGAATCGGGGTCGAACCTCGCCAACGATGCGCGCCATGTGCTTCCACATTCCGCTACGCTCTCCGGTGATTCCTGCGCCTTTTCCAGCCACGCTGATGTCCTGGCATGGAAACCCGCCAGCCACGATGTCAACAATTCCGCGCCAAGGTTTTCCGTCAAAGGTTTGCACGTCATCCCAAATCGGAAAAGGCGGGAAACATCCATCGTTTTGTCGTGCCACAAGCACGGATTGCGCGTAGGAATCCCACTCAACGGCACAGACACATCGGTGTCCGAGTAATTGCCCGCCGAGGATGCCTCCACCAGCGCCCGCGAATAGATGTAACTCATTCACTTTTTCCCCTGTTGACAATTGTGTGGATAACCATATACGTCTATGGTTTGAAAATGATATGGGAGGGCTAACTGGGCTAGTCCCTTACATCTATTCCCTTATCACCTATGCTGGATGGTGAGCAAAGCCTAGCCCTCCTCAGGTAAAGAGGACTAGCCTTCTACATGCTGGACGGAGCCGCACATGCCCGCGAGCCGTTCGCCCCAGGCCGCTAGCTTCGCCAGCCTGTCCGGTGTCTCAGAGCTTTCCCACAGTACCGGATGTCCCTCACGCCTGCCGTATGGTGACCGACACGTGAGCGGGTGCGCGTGGAGAGAAACGAAAAACCCCAGTCTGCTGCATCCGGTGGAAACCCTTTCACAAGGGCGGATGCATGAGACTAGGGTCGATTGGTGCTTTCCACGGCAACGGCTCGATTGTGGAGCCGTCACCGTGATCTTGTCAATAAGACAGCCAAAAAAACATGAGTGCAGCCAGCACCAGGCCGATCATGATGGCTAGTGCGTAGTCGTACCATCGACTGACGGGCCTGTAAGCCTCTACGGCGCACCCGTAGCGTGGCCCGAATGGGTACGCCTCATCCAACGTTCGCGGGTGCTTGCGCGTGGTGTCGTTGATCATATTAAAGACATCCCATCAAGATTCCATCTTCATCGCGGATTTCAATAACCCAGGTCGGGATTTTGTTTGCCGTCTGGATGACAACATAGTGCCAATCCGGATCACCGTCGGCATTCTGGTTGCGGACGTCAATGGCTCGGTCAAGGCTGCGAAAGAATGTCATTCTTTATTCTCCAATTAATACCCCCCATTGAGGGGGGGTTGATGTTTAGCGGAAAAAACGACTCGCCGGGGCTTCGAAACGATTGCCGGCCGGATCGATCCAAGTCAGCGTGGCGTCGCGGGCAGGATAGATGGAGGATCGTGCGACATCCTCCGCCAGTTCGTCTAAAGCATAGGCAAAGGTCTCCCCCTCGGCATAGGCATACTCGGAACCGTAACAGATGGCGGTAATTTGGTACATGGTCAATCCTTCTGATCGGTGCAACATTGCACCCAACTATCCAAGCACTTACCGTGCCAGCACGCTTGCCCAGCATAGACTATATACATAGACTAAAAAACAGTCCGATTTCCGGACTAGCGTACGAATTCCGTACGGACGATTGCCGGACGCTTAGACTATGGTTACACTAGATAAAGACTAGGTCTATTGTCTGTGTTAGGTGGTGTAGTCTATAGACTCATCTAGGGCAGCCTAGGCCAGCTCGGGGGTGGTAGCCACCCTCCCCACCCCCATTGGTAGAGATAGGGGCTCTAGCCCCCCTGCCCTGTCCCCCTGTCCCCCTGCGTGCCATATATATATGCGTGTGTGTCGTGCCGTGCCGTGCCATGTGTGCGGCAGACGGCCGCGATGGTCGGGCTGGACGATGCCGACGGGTGCTGCGCCGACTGGTGCGTGCGGTGGGAATGAGGGGGCTTGTGTACGTGCGACCCCACAGTCTTCCCCCCAAAAGAAAAACGTATTTCCTAATGTATAGTCTGCGTACAGAAGGAGATGTGTATGCAGACAGTAGTGTTAGAGAAGGACAAGCCTATTCCCAAGCTGAGAGCGTCTTTGCGTTATCCGCATACGGAGATGGATGTTGGGGATAGTTTTGTTGTGCCTAGAGAGTGGAAGCAGAATGTGATGAATGCCAACAGCCGTGCGGGTAAGAGGTTGGGTTGTAAGTTTTCTGCAAAGACTGAGGGTGATGTTGTCAGAACCTGGAGAGTGGCCTAACCAACTTTTAGAGACTAGGCGAAGGTTCCGCGCGGAGATGAGGCTTGCGCTGGCCTGTAAGGGCGATAAGCGCAAGAAGATCGCTCTAGCAAAGAGATGGAAGAAAGAGTACTCGGAGATAGGCTACGAAGAACTTGTGGCTTGTGCGAGGAATAAAGAGGCTTGCAGGGGGATTGCTGAATGGAAACTGGAAGGAGATGGTAATGGCTTCTAAAGAAGAGATCATGCAGTTGATAGCGCAACAGCGTTACCAAAAAATGAGGGAAGATTTGTTAAAACGAAATCTTGCTTATGCAAATCCTAATTGGCAGCAAGAGATGACGCAGCTTCCTCCAGATCAAGAGCAAGCGTTTTCTGCATGGTTGAATGCAAACAAAGTTCCATTTAATCCGTCTGATAAATATCCCGATTACGACATGAGGGGTTACTACCAATCATTGATGCAAGGCAAAGCTGGAAATGCTTCTGTCAATGCTGTAGACAACAAACTTCACTATCCAGACACCTTCAAGACTCCTTACCATCAATCGTTTAGTAGGGAATCAAAATGGGCAACTGAAAATGCTCCAATCTGGTCTGGTAACAAGCTTGTGTCACCTAAGGGTGAGATAGTGTTTGATGAAGAATCTGCTCAAAAGAAAAAATGAATAAGGCTTTTGACCTACAGCAGTTCTATGCCTTTTGTAAGCAACTGAAGATTGAGACTAAAGAGCAGGGTTTGCGGAAGATGGACAATCTTCTGGGGACGCAGACATATGTGATGTCTGAGATTGCCAAGGGTTTGGAAGAAGACAAGCACTTCTTTGTGATTCTCAAGGGTAGGCAGTTGGGTGTTACTACCATTTCACTTGCTCTAGACCTTTACTGGCATTTCATAAACCCTGGGTTGCAGGGGACGTTGGTTACGGATACGGATGAGAACAAGGACATGTTCAGATCAACTCTGAGCATGTATATGGATGGATTGCCCAAAGAATACAAAATACCGCTTATTGCACACAACCGCAATCAACTTTCTCTCAAGAACAGAAGCAGACTGTTTTATCAAGTGGCTGGACTCAGGAGCAAAGGCTCGCTGGGGCGGGGAAAGGCGATCACTTACCTTCATGGCACAGAGACATCCAGTTGGGGTGATGAAGAGGGACTGGCTTCACTCTTAGCTTCTCTGGCTGAAACCAACCCTGATCGGATGTACATCTTTGAAAGTACAGCGCGGGGTTACAACATGTTTCACGACATGTACACCACAGCCAAGCGTGCGAAGACTCAGAAGGCTATCTTCTGCGGGTGGTGGAGGAATGAGTTCTACGCTGCCGATCCTGATGGGCCTGTGTACAAGACGTACTGGGACGGCAAGCTTGCGGTGGAGGAAAAGGAGTGGGTCAAGGAGATTAAGAAGCTGTACGGCGTGGAGATCAATTCCAGACAGATAGCGTGGTGGCGTTGGAAGATGTTGGAGGGGATCAAGGACGATGCTCTGATGTATCAGGAGTTCCCGCCTACAGAGGACTATGCGTTCGTGATGACGGGCAGCAGCTTCTTTTCCAACGCCAGGTGTACGGATGCGGCAAAGGCGGCAAAGCGTCTGTCTCCAGAGATGTATCGCTATGCGTTTGGTCAACTCTTTCAAGACACCGAGGTGATCAAGTCAACGGAGAGGATGGCTACGTTAAGGGTGTGGGAGCAACCTATAGACACGGCTCACTATGTGATTGGCGCTGATCCGGCGTATGGCAGTAGCGATTGGGCAGACAGGTTTTGCATCCAGGTCTACAGGGTGTATGCGGATGGGTTGGATCAGGTTGCAGAGTTTGCTACCTCAGAACTCAACACTTATCAGTTTGCTTGGGTGATTGCCCACCTTGCGGGGGCGTACAAGAACTCTACGTTGAACCTTGAGGTAAATGGGCCAGGTCAGGCGGTGATCAACGAGATCCGTAATCTCAAGCGTCTGGCAGTCAGCATGGGCGGCAAGATGGGTCAGGGGTTGATGGATGTACTGGGCAGCATGTCCAACTACATCTGGAGGCGTAACGACACGATGGGTGGGATCTCCAACTCAATCGGTTACCTCACAACCCAGTCCACTAAAGAGCGGATGCTGAACTACATGAAGGATTACTTCGAGCGTCAGATGATGGGCGTGTACAGCATGGATCTTCTGGAAGAGATGAAGGGAATTGTTCGTGACGGGGGAAGCATTCAGGCTGCGGGACGGGGCAAGGATGACCGTGTGATTGCCTCTGCGCTGGCTTGTGTGGCTTACGCAGAGCAAGTGCAGCCAAGGCTTATAGCGCAGGGGATCAGCCGAGATCTGAGCAAGAAGCAAGAGGACTTCACTCCAGAACAATTGGCTGTGGGTAAGAATGTGAGTAACTATCTTAAAAACATAGGAATGTTTTCATGAACATGGAAAAGATTCAACACTACTGGGAAGAGGCTCAGTCAACGGTCTATGCTGAACCGGAAGAGGGCAACTTCCACACTCAGTTGATTCCGCAGATGGTGGATAAGTACTTCCCACCTTTGCCTATAGACGCAATGATTTTGGACATTGGTTGCGGTCAAGGAACGTTTTTGGACACCATCAAAGCCAAGGGCCATCCCAACGTGGTGGGGGTCACGTTGTCTCTAGAGGATGCGGAGGCTTGCAACAACAAGGGTCATTGCGTGATGAAGTCAGACATGACGGATCTTGCAATTCCAGACGAAATGATCACGTTTATCTGGTGCAGACACGCAATCGAACACTCACCTTTTCCTTACTTCACCTTGCTCGAGTTCAACAGGGTGCTGAAAGACGGCGGCAGAATGTACATGGAAGTCCCCGCTCCTGATTGCCCCAGAGGGCATGAGTTCAACCCTAATCACTATTCCATCCTGACTCCCAACATGTGGAGCGCGTTGCTGAAGAAGGCGGGCTTTAGTGTGGACTCTTGTGATTCAATGGTTCTTGAATTGACCATAGACGGCAACAAGATCCCAGAAACCAATCTGTGCTTTATGGTGACAAAAAATGCAACCCCTGTCTAAAGCCCAGCTGCGCGTAGAAATGCGCCGATTTATTCAAGACCTTGATCGAGGTATCAGTCTGGAGTGTTTTGCCGAGATCTGCGGAATGTGCAAAGACACGTTGACCAAGGTCTTCATCCAAGAAACCCGTCCGCTAAGTGAGTGGGTGCAGATACGGGTGAACAGGGGCTACGCAGAGTGGAAGAGGGGAAACATTCGCACCATGCGTACAAACACAGGCAGACTGTACGGTGACTACCGGAAAGAACCGATTCCTCCATATGTAAAACATATGGGGGTTGTCTATACAGGTGGAGCCTTTCATGTACAGATTGGCCCTAAAAATAGACATGACTACAGTTCCCCTACCCTAGATGAGGCTCTGAAAGGATAATCACATGGCTGTGTTGAAAGACTACCATTGCACGAAGCACGGAATATTTGAGGCTTGGGAGCCAAAATGCCCAATGAAACATTGCGAAGGCGAATTGTCGGTCGTTTTTTTACAGCCTGTGGGGATGAAGTCGGATTCAACCAAGAAGGCAGACGTTTCCCTCCAAAACCTTGCCAGCGACTACCAGATGAACAACGTCAAATCGACGGCAGCGGGGGAGCATCAGACGGGGTACATTGCGAGAAACAACTCTCCGACTCCTCCACCGGAGCCGGAACACAGGCCAGGTAATGCCGCAATCTGGGGTCAGCAGGGGCCATTCTCGATGCCGCACATCCTCAAAGGTGGCGCATTCCGGTCTGTTGCCGGAGAATCGGTAGGCATCAATCCCAAAGACGCAGGAAACTTGACAGGCCCAAGACCGTCAAGCGTCATGCAAGACCATGAAAACTTGAAAATACAGCCATGAGAATTCCAGACGCTCCAGAAGAAAGAGAAGCTTTCTATTTTGATCTAATAGGAAAGTGCAACGTTTCCAAGGAGCGCAGGAAAGCAGACTGCTCAACGCTCAGGAGTTGGTATTTGTTTGGCAACGGGCCGGATGAGGCTCCAGCCCTGTACAACAAGATCTTTCCGCACATAGATCAACTGTGCAGCTTCCTCTACAGCGCAGAGACAACCAGATTCACGATTGATCTGGGTGCGGAGGTTCACGAACAAGAGCAGGACAAGGTTCCTACTCTGACTCGCGCGTTGAACGATGAGTGGCTTAATTCAAATGCCAGTCAAGTGTTTGGTCAGGCTGTTGCTTGGTCGCTTTGCTACAACAGCTCGTTTGTCAAGTTGGTGGTTAATCGAGGCATCCATCCGTACATGGTGGAGCCGGCATGTATTGGTGTATTGCGTGAAGATACACCTGGGATGGATCGGCAAGAGGCAATCACTCACAGCTACTACATCACCAAGTCAGAACTTTACAGTCGCTTGTACTCTCATCCCAAGCGAGAAGAGATTGTCAAGCGTGTAGGCAGCATGGTGCATGAGCGCACAGAAGTTTCTAACGGTTTGCAGCGCATCGTGATGTCAGCGGTTAAACCAACCATTTACGGCAATGTGAATCTGGATCTGAACGGTCAGATGAACTACAAAGCCGAGGTTGCGGAAGACACCGTAGAGATGACTGAACTCTGGGTGTGGAACGATGAGACTGAGGACTATCAAGTCGTCACCATTGCAGAACCTTTTGTTGTGGTCTATGACCGACCTGGCGAGAAAATGTTCTTGAAAGGTGAGTGCCCGTTTGTTCAGGTCTGTCCAGCACCTCTGTACGATTACTTTTGGGGACAGTCAGAAGTTCAGCGTCTGGTTTACCTTCAGCAGCTAAGAAACCAACGAATTGTTCAGATCATGGATTTGCTGTCAAAGCAAGTAAATCCACCTACCGCACTCAGCGGTTTTACGGGCATTTTGGATGAAAAGAACTTTGCGCTGAACCGTGCGGGTGGTTTGTTGGCTAGTGATATGCCCAACATGAAAGTTGAGAAGTTAGCCCCGCAGATGCCTCCAGATCTCTTCAAAGAGATTGCTCAGATTGATGCCATGTTTGAAGAGGCGTCGGGCATTGTGAACGTGTTGCAGGGTAAAGGTGAGGCTGGAGTCCGGTCTAGCGGTCATGCCAGCCAACTTGCACGGTTGGGGTCAAGCCGCGCCAAACGCCGCGCTCTTGTGATTGAAGACAGTCTGAGCAAGATGGCAACTCTGTATTTGAAACTCATGCAGCGGTACGATGCAACGCACTTCAAAGACAAAAACGGCAACAAGTTTATTCCAGAACAATTTACCCGCGACTACAACGTCAAGGTCGACGCCCACTCTAATAGTCCAATCTTCATGGAAGATTTGCGGCAAATGGCGTTTGAATTGTTCAAGGCCCAAGCAATTGACAAGGAATCTTTGATTGACTTGATCGAGCCACCCATGAAGCAGCACTTGAAAGAAAAGCTCAAGCGCATGGAAGAAAAGCAAGAAAAGATGAAAGCCGCGCAACAAGCCGCAGGAGCAAAGTCTGCTCCATCTCCAGAGCCACCACCGCAAGGATAAGGTATGCAATCCTCCTCACCAAAGATTACTACTAAATCAGGCGATCAACCAAGAGTAACAGCAAGACAACTGGATAGTGCAAAAACCATGCCATCCTTGACATACCGCCAAAATAGTTATACAACCTCAACAACTCGAAATCGCCGAGAGAAATCTAGGGGTTAAGAGCCAGAGTCTGGCTGCTCTCATCAAAAGTGGCCGCCTGCAAGGAGTAGCTATCATGGCACGCAAAGCACGCAAGGGCCGCAAGTCCCGCAAGTAATCCCTAACGGGATTCCCTTTGGTAGGGCGGGGTAATGCCCTCCATAAAATACAGGTGACGAATGAGTGTTCCTCCCGACAAGTTGATGGAAATGATGAAGCAGGGTCAAGGCTCTGCTGGTGGATCAATTCCTGCTCCAGGCGAAGCTGGATCAATGGCAATGTCGGAATCCGGTACGCCTCCCATGTCGTCACCAATGTCCACTCCAGAGCCAACAATGGGTTCTCGGGAAGGGGCAATGATCAATTTGAGCATGGCCTTGGATTTGATCGAACAAGCTATGCCAGCGTTGGGGCCGGAAGCAGACAAGTTGATGCCAACCATTCAAGGCCTTAACCGCATGATTGGCCCCCGCAAGGGAAAGACAAATGAATTGCAGCAGTCTGAGATTCTTCAGATGATGCAGTCGTTGCCGCAAGCTGGCGGCGCATCGCCAGAGATGAGGGCTATGTCACAAGCCCCAATTCCAGGTATGCCCCAACAGGGCGGTATGCCTCCACCTCAATAAGGAATAGACATGGATCTCTTCAAACCCCGTGGCGCAAGTTCGCCCCGCAAGCCTACTGACAACAAACAGCAAAATGGTCAGGTCATCAATACTCCACGTTATGCGGAGTTTGGTGGCTTGTCGTCTGCTCGTACTCACCAAGGCAAGCAATCGTCATACGTCCAACTTGCCAAACCTGGCGACGGTCGTAAAGTTATCTAACAGCGAACTGAGGCTAACATGTCGCTCGAAAACCATTCCCCTGATGCCGTCAACGAAGTGGCGGCTTTGTACCAGCAACTTCTTGAGAACCCAGAAACCCGCCGTGAGATTTTGCAACTCACCAAACGGATCCACCCTGGTTTGACGATTCCAGAAATTGACATGGAAGATCGCATGTCATCTGCTTCTGAGCGGAACGAGGCGCGGGTTCAAGAGTTAGAAGCCAAGCTCCAAAAGCGCGAAGCTATGGACGAGTTGGAACGTCGTCGAATGGATCTTCGCAAGAAGAATCTTGTGAGTGATGACGAAGACGTTCATGCTGTGGAGAAGATCATGCTGGACAAGGGAATTACCAATCATGAGACTGCTGCTGAATACCACAAGTGGATGAAGCAGTCTGCAACTCCTACTCCTACGGGGTACAACCCGTCACCGTTGAATTCGTTCAACTTGAAAGAGTATTGGAAGAATCCTCAAGTCGCTGCGCGGAATGAGGCTTTCAAGGCACTAAATGATCTGCGTAAACCTACGCGGCCCATTGGTCTGTAAGAGGCTTATTTTTAACATTCGGAGATAATTATGCCTATTGGCGGCGGTATTCTTCCGGCATCAGGAACAAACCAGTACAACGAACTGACTTACGTCACTCGCCGTGCTTTTATCCCGAAGCTGGTCGTACAGATCTACAACTCGACCCCACTTCTTGCGTCCCTGATTGCTAACAGTCAAACCGCATCCGGTGGTGTTTCTTCCGTTACTGCTCCTGTTCAAGGTACGCAGTTTGTCAACGCTCAATGGTCGGACTACTCCGGCTCGTTCGCTCAACCGAGCGTTCAGCAGGGTGTGACTAACGCTGAATTCAACTTGAAGCTGATGATTGCTCCTGTTCCGTTCCTTGGGATGGAAGGCGCAGCACAGCAAGACGCAGCAATCATTCCGCTGATCGAAGCGCGTATGAACGATGCCACTAACGTCATGATGGACGCTATGGCAACTGCGTTGTACAACAACACAACCAACACCCAACAGTTTATCGGTCTTCCTGCCGCTATTGACGACGGTACGGGTACTGGTACATACGCTGGTATTACCCGCTCAACCAGTCAGAACACTTGGTGGCGCTCAAAGGTCTATGCCGCTGGTGGCGTCAACCCAACCCGTCAGAACGTTCTTCAGTACATTTCTGGTACGGTCAAGAACGGTGCTGAGATGCCAAGTTTTGGTATATGCGGTTTTGGTACTTGGACTGCGCTGGCTCAAGACTTTGTTGGTCAAGAACAGTACGTCATTAGCCCAGGCAAGGGAATTGGATTTGACAACGATCCAGACGGCCCACAGTCGGGCTTCCGTGCCTTGATGGTTGGCGGCATTCCAATCTACGCAGATCCGTATTGCCCAGAAGGTACGATGTACCTGATCAACAGCAACTACCTGTCGCTGTACATCCATGAACAGGGTAGTTTTGTGTTTACTGGTTTTGAGTCCACTCTTCCAAACTGGCAGATTGGTTACGTCGGTGCAGTCTTGATGATCGCGGAGTTGGCTAGCGTCAAGCCTCGCGCCATGACCAAGATTACTGGCTTCAACTACCTGTCGATCTAAGGAGCAACTAAATGTCACTTAGTGCAAATAAGATCCTTCTTGCAAATGCCAACGCTAAGACCGCTGGCGCATTTGTACAAGTTGTTACTGTTGCCAACGTAGGTCAGGGAAATGCCACGACCATGAACGTGACCAACCTTGGAGCGCAGTTTATCCCTGTAGGGATTTACATGTTTCCAGGCCAAGCCAACGTGAGCATTGAAATTAACAACTTCAACAACTCAACCAACGCCAACGCTTGGACAACGTATCTGGGCAACATTACTGCTGGCGTAATCATTTCGGACGGTTGGAATCTCCGCGCAAACGGTGCTGCTGGTCTTGCAGCAACAAGCGTGACTCTGTACGGTCTGAACGAAGGCAGTGCTGTTAACTCAACGTTTACCTCCTAATTAAGGAGAAAACATGAACGCAAATGCAATTGGGTCACGTTATCCAAACGCTATTGGCAGCTACGGTGTGGTCATTAACGTAATGGTTCCTTTGGGGGCCACAGGTAATGCTGTTGCTACGCTTCCGATTTCGGGTGCTACCAACTACATTGTTCGTCGGGTGACTGCCAGCTTGCCTAGCGCAAACATTGCGACTGCCAACGTCATCATTCTTACAAGCAATGACGGCAACACTAGCAATGCCTTGACAAACAACGTGGTGCTTTCGAGCATGAACGTTGCCAACACTACTTGGCAAGATGTTGGTCTGGCAACCGCAGCGGCAACTAGCTCATTCACCGCGCAAGCATTGTTTGTGAAGGTGAATACCGCTACCAGTATTCCTCAGAGTTGCCAACTTGCTGTGTACGCTGACGTAGTTACGCTGTGACGCAAGACACAAGCCTGTGGGCCGTTAACAAAGACTCTTCGCCCTTAACCATTGAGTTTAGGGGTGAAGAGTTTACGTTTGTACCCAACAGGACTGTAAAAGTCTCTAGAGAAATGGCTGACTTGATGTTTGGTCATTTCTCTGAAGACAAGGTTCCAACGCTAATCAGGTTGGGATGGATCAAATACAACTCGGATGTTCCTGTGGGGCTTGAGCGTCTTGCTAAAATCAAGATCAGCAATCAGCCTCCAGAAGAGACTCGCTTAGTAGCCTCGGTGGGTGGTGTAGTACCCCTGTACGTTCAAAAGGCGTCAGGGAGAAAAGCCTCTGCTGCGTGATGTAATCATGGGACAGAAATGGCAACGCTTTCGTCGTACATCACCGAAGTCAGAAGGCTGTTGCATGATGCAAACGCTAATTTCTGGACTGATTCAGAGTTAACGGACAACATCAACGATGCGCGGGAGCGTGTCGTCAGGGATACGGGGTGTCTGCGTACCATACAGGTAAGCTACACGCCTCTAACACCCAACAATACGGCAGCTACGCAATGGTCTGCCAGCACAGCAGTCACAGCGGGAACGTATGTGTTTTCTGGCATCTACATTTACCAAGTAACGGTAAGTGGAACCACCGGAACGTCTGCGCCACCGTATCCTGGCAATGGCATCAACCTCTACCCGCCAAGCACAGCGTTTTCTGACGGTACGGCAACCCTTCTTTACTACGGGCCCTGTGAGGTCATTCCCTTTTCTTCTTTGCCTAGCGGCATCTCTACGCTAGACATCATCAACATCAATCTGTACTGGACAAACAGTCGCATCCCTTTGCGCTATTTGCCGTGGAGCCAGTTCAACGCTCAACTGCGTTATTGGCAAAACAATGTACAGCGTCCGGTGTGTTTTTCTATGTTTGGTCAACAGCAAATCTACGTTGGCCCTATTCCAGATCAACCGTATGTGATTGAGCTAGATACAGTTGTTCTTCCTGCTGCGCTCACGCTTTCATCTCCAGTCACCACCGATCAGATCAATGATCCGTACACCACGCCTGTAGCGTTTTACGCCGCATACAAGGCAAAGTACAAGGAGCAGAGTTATGGCGAGGCAGAGATCTACAAGCAAGAGTACGTCAAGCAAGTTCAATCTGTGCTGACGTCTGTGTTTACCAGACGCATTCCTGACACCTACTCCAACACCTACTGATCATGGCGGCGACTGAGCAAAAAAAGTCTTATGCCGTCATTAAGAACTTTAAGGGCATAAACACCAAGTCCAACAGGACGGCGATTGGTGAAGAGGAGTTTGCATGGCTGGAAAACGTCATGCCGATTGGGCCAGGCAACATCAAAACGGTTCCAAACTATGTTTCCGTAACGGACAGCGTTGGGAATGCCGTGTCGTTTGGGAACACCGTTACCGTTCTCACTTCCACCAACATCAACGTTAGTGATTACATCCTTGCTGCGGAAGCAGATGGCAGGATGGAGTACTTCAACGTTTCCAACAACACCAAAGCAAACGTAGCAGTCAGCGGCACGTTTTCCAGTAGTGGCGTCAGCACCGCTCAGTACAAGAACGAGCGAGTGATGATCGGTGATCCAGACAAAGGTCTGTACACTTGGGACTCTGCAAATTTGGTAACGATTGGTTCGGTTGGAACCATAGGCATCACCAACGCTGGCGGCGGTTATTTGTTTGCGCCAACGGTAACCATTTCTGCTCCTGTTGCGGGTGGAGTGCAAGCAACCGCTGTGTGTACAGTCAACGTTGGAACAGGCAAGGTGATTGACACCAAAATTGCCAACGGAGGCACGGGTTACACCACCCCTCCAACGGTAACGTTTGGCGCATCACAAACGGTTGGTGGAGTGAGCGCAACTGGCTATGCCGTCACGACAGGTGGAGTCATCACACAGATTGTGATTGTGAATTCTGGGTCTGGGTACACATCAGCCCCGGCCGTGACTGTTACCAACAACGGAGCTGGTAGCGGAGCAAGCGTTACGTCTGTGATCAGTTCTGGAGGCATCAATTTTGTTTCCATCACCAACGCCGGATCGGGATACAACGCTGCGCCCACCATTACGTTTTCAGGTGGCGGTGGGTCTGGCGCGGCAGCAATAGCCCAGCTTGCCACCTTCAAAACAGGCACAGTTACCGTGCTGGTAACAAACGGAGGTGCTGGCTACACCAATTCCGCCAACACCGTAGTGTCGTTTGCTGGTGGTGGTGGAGCCAACGCAGCCGCAACAGCCATTATTTCCGGCAACATCGTCACGCAAGTTGTGATGACAAACGCAGGAACTGGCTATACATCAACTCCTACTGTTGCAATCACAGGTGGTGGTGCAACTGTCAACGCTACAGCCACAGCGGTTGTCAATCTAGACCAGATTGTTGACGTAGCAACGTTCTCAGGCCGAGTGTGGGTGGCAGCAGGACGAACGGTCTACTACAGCGCGGCAGGAACGTACAGCGACTTTACAAGCGTGTCTGCGGGTGCGTTGGTGCTGACAGATTCAACTCTGCACGGCAACATTAAAGCCATCCTGTCTGCCAACAACTTTTTGTATGTGTTTGGTGACGACAGCATCAACGTGTTCAGCGATGTTCGAGTTGACACCACAGGCACAACGTTGTTCACCAACAGCAACATCAGCGCGAGCATCGGAACAAAGCGCATCTACGCAATCTTTCCGTATTTCCGATCTGTGCTGTTCTTGAATGACTACGGCATCTACGCGCTTGTAGGATCAACCACCAGCAAGATCAGCGATCAGTTGGATGGAATCTTCCCATACATAGATTTTACGCAACCCGTGTCTGGTGGTCAGGCCTTGGTAAACAACCTCCTCTGCGCGGTATTTAGTTTCACTTACAACGACCCTTTGTCGTCTGCAAGAAAAATACAGGCAGTGTTTTTTGAGAAAAAGTGGTTTATCACTTCTCAAGGCAATGTTTCTTACGTTACTTCTGTGCCGTTGTCGGGCGTGATCAATCTGTATTCCAACATAGGTTTGGGTTTGTACAAGATGTACAGCAGCTCAACCCTTGCGATTGCCAGCACCATCCGTACGGCCCTGCTGCCTATGGGCGACAACATCCGCACTAAGCAAGCATTGAAGTTTGGCATTGAAGTCAGTCAAAATGGCGGGAATGTCATTACGGCAACCGTTGATTCTGAAACATCATCTAGTCCAGCAATCACGTTGGCAAACAATGCAACGTGGATCAACAATTCTGGACTTGCGGTAAGTTGGATCAACAACAGCAGTCAAACGGTGATTTGGACATTGGGTGGAAACTATTACTTGTACAAGTCAGACGCCCAACAATACGGAAAGTATTTGGGTCTGACTGTAACAACAACAGCCCCAGGTCTGGTTTTCAACACGTTTGAGTTTGAACACGAATTAAGAGTGAGGTTCTGATGACTGTCCCCTACACCTTTGCTACTGCGTCTGGATCGTTGCCGTTGTCTCAGTTGGATTCCAACTTTGCTGCTGTCGGCGCATCTAACAACATTTCTTACACGCCAACGGGAACTGGTGCCACCGGCACGACTGTTCAGGCAAAGTTGCAACAACAAATTACGCCTCAAGATTTTGGTGCGGTTGGTAACGGAGTAGCAGACGACACAACGGCAATTACCAACGTACAAACAGCCACCAGCCGTGCGTATTTGCCGCAAGGTACCTATTTAACAACGTTGGCTCAAAATGCTATTCGAGGAAAGTTCTGGGGAATAGGTCAAATTAAAGATTCCGCTGGGAACCTTCGAGCGCCGTTTTTGTCGTCGCCTAATGCTCCGCCATCATCGACAGGCAATGAAGGATCAATACTTACGGCGTTTAATGGTGATTTGACAAAATGTCAGTTTCCGGTTGAACATAGTATTTCTGGGACATTAACAGCAGGACAGCCAACAACAGGATATAAATACACCCCAGAAATATATCCTCACTACACTTATTTATATAACACCAGCGGCTGGAATCAAAACACAAATAGCAACATAGGAAGAACTGCTGTTTGTGCTTATCGCACCAAAGTTGATAACTACGGCCAAGGCGATGCGATGGCTTACAACGCCACGGGATTTGTAACTGGCACTAAAGCGGGGTCAACTACTTTCCTTGCAAACCCTGCCGTGTCTTTGTTTGCTGGAGACATGAATGCTGGAGCAGATGGGGTATATCTCAACATTTACGAAACCGTTGCCAGCGATTATGGTTATGACGTTGGGTGTATAGGCATTGTTAACAACTTCAACCGAACCAATGCCACGGGCGCAAAGTCCGCAATATGGAATGGTTACAGAGCGCAAAACATAGGCTCGGCGTCTTGCGATGCGCTTATTTCAGCGACGGGTAAATGGGTTACTGGCATTGATTTTGCAATGTCTACAACTGATTTTGGAGCAAATTTAGCTGCTATTAGTTTAAAAAGTGGGCAACGTATTTATTTTAATAACGTTGCCACCGCCTCTGGAACGTTAAACGCAGATTACCGAACTACCGTATTCAATGGCGATTACATATCGTATTCGTCAGGCGCATCTGCAATTGTTATTGCGGCTGGTGGTTCTCCAAGTTTGCAGGTGGGCTCGTCTGTTGTGATTTCTGCTGTGACGTTCAATGCCACCACCACCTTTAAGCATACCGGCACGCTGTTTAGTGTTTACGGTGCTACGCCTGTTGCTCAATTGACTGGCTGGGGCACACCAACGGGCAACTCAGTCATCACCAACTTCCCCGGCGCGACGGCAACGCTAGTGCAATGTTCGCAAACCATTGCCCAAATCATCGCGTACATGAAACAACTTGGATATTACGGAGCCTAACCATGACCGCATCAGAACTCATGATGGAACATCAACAAAAGACACCTGTCACTTGTCTTCTTCCGCACGAAGATGTTCGCAAATTTCTTTTGGAAGTAATTGCACAGACCAATTTTCCGGGTTCTATGTCGGAATTTGTGTCTGGCGTAAAAGTTCAGTTGACCGCAGCAGAGATATTTCGTGGCTGACAACCTAGAGCACCTCCTGATCTCCATCGTGCTGCAAGCAGTCATCGGAGGGCTTACCGGCAGCTGGTGGGCTGGCGCGGCGGTATGCGCTGCGCTGTTCATCGGCAGAGAACAAGCGCAGGCCGAGTACCGCTGGATTGCGCAGTTCGGCGGCGGTGATCGCGCCAAGTTGCGGTGGTGGGATGCGCTGCGGCCCAGCGTCTGGAACGTCCACAACGCTTTTTGGAACCTCGCGCTGCCCATCGCTTGGGTGACCGGCGCGGCATTGTTTTTTGAATTGAGGTAACGAATGGATTCTCAGAACCTCATCAACCTTGCGTTTGGTGCAGCGTCTGCCGTGCTCGGCTGGTTTGCCCGCGAGCTGTGGAATGCGGTCAAAGAATTGAAGGCCGATTTGGCAAAACTGCGAGAGGAGCTGCCGCACGGTTATGTGATGAAAGAGGACTACCGCCGAGACATATACGAAATCAAAGAAATGCTCGGCAAGATATTTGACCGTATGGACAACAAGGTAGACAAATGAATGAACTGCTCCGACTGCTTGGCAACATTGCCCCTGCTCTCGCAACTATTGTTGCTGGCCCCTTGGGTGGTGTTGCTGTATCGGCTATTGCTGACAAGTTGGGTGTCGCCGACACGGTTGAAGCGATAACGCAGGCAGTCAGGGCAGATCCCGAAGCCGCGCTGAAGCTGGCTCAAATTGATCTGGAGAAGATCAAGGCTGACTACGCCAACACCGCTGATGCTCGTGATATGCAGAAGGTTGCTCTCCAGCAGTCAGATATATTCTCCAAACGGTTCCCGATGTACCTGACCGCCTTCTGGTCATTTGTTGCCACTATCTATATTGGCTTTATCACATTCAGCGTAATTCCAGATAAAAACGTCAGGTTTGCAGACACGATTCTTGGGTTCATTCTGGGAACGGTGATTGCCACGCTTCTCAATTTTTGGTTTGGATCATCAGTCGGTAGTAAGGACAAAGCGGAGTTGCTAAAGAAATGAAGGTCAGCGATCAGGTCACAATCATTTGTTGCGTCTCTTTGTCGGTGGTGCTGCTGTCTACCGCAGGGGTATGCCTGTATGCTTTCTTTGACGTGCGCGTCGACAACGCCGCCATTTTCAAGATCATGGAACCCGCATTTAATATGATTACAGGGGCTTTTGTCGGGACGATTGCTGGGATCAAGATTGGCCGCGAGGAGACAAACAAATGATTGAAAACTTTGACGCTTGTTTGGCGCACCTTCTTAAGCACGAGGGTGGGTTCGTCAACCACCCGTCTGATCCAGGTGGCGCTACCAACCTTGGCGTCACGCAATCAGTCTGGGAGGACTGGGTTGGACGGCCTTCATCAGAAATTGAAATGAAAGCACTCACCGCAGCACAAGTGAATCCGCTCTATAAAGATATGTACTGGGACCAGATTAAAGGCGACAGGCTTCCGAGCGGGGTTGACTACTGCGTCCTCGATGCTGCGGTTAACAGCGGCGTGTACAGGGCTGGTAAGTGGTTGCAGCAGACTGTTGGGGCAAAGGTAGATGGGGGCATCGGTGAGCAAACTCTCAACCTTGTCCGTCTGACTGATTCAAAAAACATCATCAACAAGTTTTGTGAGACGCGCTTGGAATTCTTGCGTGGACTGTCCACTTGGCCTACGTTTGGCAAAGGATGGGAGCGCAGAGTGCATGAAGTGCAAATTTCTTCCATAGAAATGTCTAGGGCAAAATAAATGGCTTTGTACGCAGATCGAGTCAAGCAATCGGTGACATCACCAGGATCTGGCACGGTTACGTTGCCTGGATCAGCGTCTACGGGTTACCAAACGTTCTTGAATGCGTTTGGATCAGGAAGCACCGTTGTTGCCTACTGTATTGCTGATCAATTGGGAAACAGTTGGGAAGTTGGAACCGGAACGTATAACGGTACGGCCAACACGCTGACTAGATCAACTGTCCTTGCAAGTAGCAACAGCAACAGTCTTGTCAACTTTGCATCTGGCGTTCAAGACGTCTTCTGCACCGCCCCGGCCAAGTATCTGGACACCTTTACCAGCACCAACCAAGGTGTTGTTCCCGCATCAGGCGGCGGCACAGCTAACTTCCTGAGAGCAGACGGCACGTTTGCAACGCCGCCAGCAACTGCACCTGCTGGCTCCAACACTCAGATTCAATACAACAACGCTGGTGCGTTTGGAGCCAACTCCAATTTTGCTTACACAGTTGGCACCAACACCCTGACGATTGGAACGCTGACCAGCCCGTCTGGCGGATTGACTGTCACCCCGTTTGCTCCAGGGGCAGGGACTGCTCCAGCAACACTAAATATCACTGGTGCAGCATCGCAAGACGCAAACAATGGCGGAGCAGTAAACATTAACGGTGGAACTGCACTTGCCCCATCCACGGGAATTGGGGGGTCATTAATTTTGGTAGGTGGCGCAGCAATATCTGCATCAGGAGGTAGCGCTGTTATTAGAAGCGGTGCAGGAACAACTGGCGGTGTGTTTCAATTTATAAGTGGGGCAGGTTCTTCTGGAAGTAGTGGCGGTTTTACTATTGGCAGCGGTTCCGGAATTGGAAGCGGAAATTTTAGTTTTGGCACCGGTAACGGTTCGACGGGCAATTCTGGAAATCAAAGTTTTTCTACTGGTTCATCTTCTTTAGCGTCGGGAACCACAGGTTCGTTTAACTTTACAACAGGCTCCCAATCCAACGGTGGAACATCCGGCTCATTTAACGTCAACCTCGGCACTTCGTCCACCGGCACAGGCGGCAG